TTTTACGAATCTTTTTATCAATAGCATCAAATACTTTATTTGTACCTTTATGTTCATCTACTACTTCCTTTCCATCAGCATCTTTATTAAAGTAATCATCAAACACAACAACAGATATATTCTTTGTCATATTGTAATCATGTTGAACAGTATCATAACTGTGTCCACCATCAAGATAAGCAATGTCAAAATCTTTTTGTTCAGTTAGTGTTTGTTTAGTATCACCTTTAACTATTTTAAATTCAAAGTCTTTGTTCATCTTTTCTTTGACAAACTTTTTAAATTCATTAAGTCTTTTCTCAACTGCTTGATAAAGATTATGTGGTTTAGTATTCATCTCAGTTGCATCAGTAAATTCATCTGCATCTTCAAACAAATCATAACCTTCATAATAAACTTTATCTACGTTGTCAAAAGCTGCCAGTGCCATTTCAATAGCACGACCACCATTCCATGTACCTGTCTCCAGTATTCTTGAAAACTTGTAATGTCTAATGACATCTGCCAATTGTTTGTACCTCTTTGGACCAACGACATCAGGTGTGGTCTTATCAGATAACAAGTCCTTCCTATTACCCTTGAAATGCTCAAAGTAATCTGCCAAAGGAGAATTATTAAACGCATCTAAACCTCTCACGTCAGGTGTTAAACTATGTTTCTTTAAACCATGTGCACCATAGATATTAAATAATCTTTCAAAGATAAATCCATCATGCCATTCTCTATATGAAAGAACTTCGTGACTATTATAAAGACCTCTCATATCTCCTAGTAAATCAAGGGGTGGGACAGTATTAAGATTAAAAGCCATGAAAGATGTTTCACTATAGTCCACATCTTTCCTACCTAAGTGGACGAGTTCAGAACCTAGGGGAATGATTCCAAACAAGTCTTGTTTATTAACAGGCTTTCTAAGGATAATGTCAGCATCTAACCAAACTACCCACCCTACTTGTACACTCTTTTCTACCAACTTGAAGGAGAAGTCAGTCAGAGCATACACTTTGTGACACCATTTAATGGCATCTAATCTCCAATTATAAGGCATCTTACCACCTTCAGTACCATCATGAAGTTTCATTTCTTCACGATAGGTAATCATTTCGTCTACCTCATTAAGATTTCTAAATGTTATCTTGTCTGTTTTAGGAAACTCTTTTATCTGTTCATCAGTAAAGTCATGATAGTAAGCAGTTAAATGTAAATCATCAGCCATATATTTGACAACTGAGTCAATCATTTTCTTTGCATAAGTTTCCCACCCTTTAGGATTAAAGGACGTAACGATATTTATTGTGTCTTTCATATTAAAATTTTATCCATTGTGTTGGTCTAGTTTCATCTACTGTATTTCTATATAATAGTTTCTCATCTTCCCAGTCTTGAGCAAACCTAATATCTTTATATGAACCACCAAACCAAGGTCCACCTAAAGAAAAATGTATAGCACTAGGTTTCTCTCCTATATTAGATATATCAGGAATGTGATTCCAGGTGCAAGGTATACCTGCAATCTCACTGTCTGAAGTCCATTTGAATTGATGTAGATGTAAACCTCTCATAGTATTTACATCTTCACATGTAAGATTACGTACATCTTTATGTGACATATTTAATAACATAAGTGAAGACCAAAGTTTTTTATCATAACCTAATTGTTTTTGATTGTCCATCTTAGTATCTTCAGTAGGTTGCCAGTCAAACTTAACACAAGCTACTGCTTTATCAGCACAGTTAACTTCAACCCATCTAAATAATTTATCTATATCATCCAAGAATAAAAAATCACAATCACAAAACATAATCCAACCTTTAACACCATTACGTTTAGCAATCTCAGGTGCAAGAAAACGTGTATGACTAAACTCTGTAGAAAAAGGTTTGTCATCTATCACATCATATTTCTGACCATGCTCATCTTCTCTCCATTCTCTATCAAAATAACCACCTTTTCTTAAAGTGATATGGTTTAAATCAATTACTGTAAGAGGTCGTGAACTTTTTCTTATTAAAGAATGTTCACAAACTCTATAAGCAATATCTTCACGACTATCATACCCTATAAAAACAAAACTAGTTTCATTATAGGGTAATGGATGTATAGTCTCTGACTCGTAATTTGTTCTAGCATTTAATAACATTGTATTATTATACTCCTTTTAAATATAAAGTCAAGAAAAAATTAAACTACTTCACATGCACCTGCAGTACACGCAAGTTCTTTTGAAGAAGTAGTTGTATCTTCCTTTTCATAATTAGTTAAGTCCATCCAATTAATATTTCTTGGTGTCTTAGCTAACCATTCTTCATAAGTTTTCTTATCAACTTCTTGATAAGGTGCTTGTTTATATGAATGGTCAGAGTGAGGTAAGAATGAAACACCACTCATCACATCAAAGTTTTCATATACCCATGCACCAACTTGTAACCACTCTTCTTCTTTTACATAAACTGTAATTGAAGGTTTGTGTTCACACCAATGTAACTGATACATCTTCCATATCTCTAGTTGTTCAATAGCAGACTTAGCATCTCTCATTACTGAACTCTTTGGAGATTTCATAGGAAAGTAAATAACCTTTGTATCATTAGGTTTCATTACGTCATCTTCACCATAGAAACCTTTGTCTAACATCATATCACACAATGGGTCTTTCTTATCTGCTCTTACAGTTCTAAGATAATAAGGTGAATAACGTGGGTGAATGCCTGAAGCTGAGTCAACTAATTGTGATACAGTTCCTGAAGGTTTAACACAAGTAATAGCAGTAGCTTGGTTAACTCCCAACATCTCTGCCCACTTCTTATTTGTTTTAATTGAATGTTCTTTAAGATTAATTAACATATCTTTTAAAACAGTTTGATTATATATATTACCTGATAGAACTTCGTGGTCCATAATACCAGTTAATGAAACACCTAGTAATCTTTCTTCTTCAGTATTATCTTTCCATTGTTTAGTTAGATATCTAAAGTCTGATAGAGTTGATTGAAGTGTACCAAAGATTGTAGCTATCTCTACCTTTTCTTTTAAAGTTTCTTCAGTATCATCAGGTCTTACAACCACTTCAGATAAATTACAGAATTGTTTATTTCTTAAAACTATTTCTGAACATGGATTAGTTCCAAAGTCAAAGTCACCATCTCTTCTACCTGAACGTGTTGCCATCTTTTGTGATGCAACTCTATTAAAGATACCACGTTCACCTGATTTAGAATCATAAAGAGATACCCATTCCTTCATGAATGTACCTATGTCAGGCTTCTCAGTGTAAGCTACAGAGTTATTAGCATAACTTCTTTGTGGATTATTGTCCCACCACTGACCAGTCTTTGCATCTCTCATTCTAATGTCTGAAAGATTAGACAAACTAATTAAAGCTGAACGTCTAACACCACCACAAACAACTACGTCTGCAATCTTACATACAATATCATGACACTCAATGCTTGTGAGTTTTCTACCACTAGCTTTTTGAAATGTCTCAATACTAAATTTAAATAAATCTCTAAGTGGGTCAGGACCACTAGCACGTCCACCAAATGTTTTTAGTTTAGCACCTGCAGGTCTGACAAGAGACATATCAAACTGTGGTATTTGTCCTGCATAAAGCATAGCGATAAGTTCACGATAAGACTTTGCCCAACCTATCTTACTGTCTCTAACTTTAATAACTGTTTCAGTTGTATGAAACTTCTCTGCAATCTCAGGTAGCTTATCAACGTACTGTCTTTCAACACTAAACCCTACACCAGTACCACACATAAGTATGTACATAATTTCATCAAAAGTTCTTACATTATCAATCGCAACATATGAACAGTTAAATCCTGCTACATTATCTTTATCCAATGCAGGACCTGCAGTCATCAATGCTCTCATTGAAGGCATAACTTTTAATGTAGTGATAGCATCAACCCATCTATCTCTTTCTTTCTTATCTAATTTTTTATTAGTTAACTTCTCATATCTTCCTTCCATATAGCTAACATATCGTTCAACAGTTTCACTCCACGTTTCTCTTCTGTTTTCTTTTTCAATCCATCTCGCATAACGAGAGATGGCAATATAGTTTTGGTATTCAGTTGGTAACATAATTATTTCCCCTTTCTATTTTTATGTTTAATTCTATCATAGCTATCTTTATAAGTCAATAAAGCATTTATATGATTACGAACAAAGTTAGTTCGTTTTAATGTTAATATTTCCATAGCTACTCTTCGCATATAGTTTGGTTCAATATCTGCGAGTTCGCATATGTATTCAAAGTCATCTTTACGTCTACCATTTTTAGTAGTAAACCATAAGATAGCTTCACGTTTATACTTATGACTTTCCAAGTCTTGAGTATCCTTTTGTGTAGCATCAAGAAGTGCTTGTAAAATAACTGCGAGGAATAGTGTCCTCTCAGCACTTGTTGAGCTGATAATGTTATGTTCAATTGTCTGTAAAAAATTATCATGTTGTAGCATTATACCATTGTCTAGGAATACCATCACTTATCTTACAATATTCAAAGTTATGTTTATCACACCACTTTGCATACGTCATGGTACCACCTTTGTTTAACTTTTTATTTGGATTATCAAATGCAAACCTAACTGTAATATTAGGATTACACTTTCTAAAAAATAAATGTTTCTTTCTCATCTCAATAGTTAATCTACCTTTAACTTCTATGTAAGTACCATTAGGTAATAAGAAGTCAGGACAATAAGTTTTATTTTCAAACCATTCATACTGATATTTATCAGGTTCATATTTAACTTTTATTTTTTTATCTTTAAAAAATTTATAAACCTTTTCCTCTGAACCACTTCTAAACTTCATTTAATATTCCTCATATGAAAAAAGTTTCGTATATGTAAGCATGTAAATACCACACACATAAGTAACATATAATAACTGTCAGATAATACTGACCATGTAATCCATATTATATTTGAAACCATACCATATAAGGGTGCATAGTTATCTTTATTACCATACACCCATACAGTAATCACTGCAGAAATTGCAGCTAGTAATTCAAATATACTAACCAATGTCATTTAGTTCTACCTCATTTACATCAGGTTCTTTTACAACCTTGGTTAAGTATCTTGGTCCATTCGCATAGATAAATTTTCTAAGTCCTTTCCCATCATTAGCATCCTTCCAAC